TACAATCCTGCATTTTTTCCTGATCGTAAAGTACCCACAACTCTTATAGCTAAGAATCTAATGCAAGCACATATTTGGGGACTAAAGACCTTCTACTATAGTTTAATTAATAAAGCAGGAAGTAAATCAGTTACAGAAGAAGCTCCGCTTATGCCCATTAATTTTGATGACGAAGAAGATTGTTTAGCCTGTAAATTATAAGGACAATAAACTATGTTAGAAACTTGCAAGATTGTCCTTGCTAGCGGAAAATTCTAATGACCGCTAAGAGTAATTTGGCACAGGGCAGAGAAAGCTATGATGCTGAACTAAGTACGGGTTTGGTTGAATTTTTCAATAGAAATATTACACCTTACCCTACAGAATCTAGTGGGCCAAAGTTTGATTTGATCCCTGTAACAAAACAGAAAGATCAAATGGTAAATGTCGCTAGAATGTATGCACAACAAGAATATAATAGAATTATGGATTTGGTGCAGGTACTTCAAACGCAGGCTGCAGGTATTAAACGTAGACTAGAAATCACTGATGCCATACATGCTGCACAATATAATTTTCAAGTATATCATGGACAGATATATTGGTTAGCATATGACGGGTATAAACAATGCACGATATTGACGCATAATGGACCAAATGATTGGGGCGCAGGTGCGCCGATCCAATATGAATATATATGTAAGGTAAAATGGTTAGGTGACCATACATGGGTGGAACTTGACAAAGACGATAATTATAACTAAAATAGAAAATATGTCAAAACAACAATACAACCTAAACACTAAAACAGACTATATCAATCGCAAAATGTTTCTAGACCCTGAAGGTCCAGTTACCATTCAACGGTTTGAAGAAGTCAAGTACAATAAACTACAAAAGATAGAACAAACAGCCCGTGGTTTCTTTTGGGTACCCGAAGAAATTAGCCTATCTAAAGACGCCAATGATTTTAAAGACGCTAGTGATGCGGTTAAACATATCTTTACCAGTAACTTATTAAGACAAACAGCACTTGACAGTATTCAAGGTCGTGGGCCAGCACAGGTTTTTACACCTGTTGTTTCATTACCTGAACTAGAAGCACTGATGTATAATTGGAGTTTTTTTGAAACTAATATCCATAGTCGCAGTTATAGTCATATCATTCGTAACATCTACAACGTACCAAAAGACGTATTCAACACTATCCATGATACAAAAGAAATTATTGATATGGCTAGTAGTGTTGGCAAGTACTATGATGAACTACATCAAATTAATTGTGCTAAAGAACTAGACGGACATATAGCAGAGGAAGATCACATCAAAGCAATTTGGTTAGCACTGAATGCTAGTTATGCCCTTGAAGCATTCCGCTTCATGGTTTCATTTGCTACCAGTCTTGCTATGGTAGAGAATAAAATCTTTATTGGCAATGGTAACATTATTAGTCTAATTCTACAAGATGAATTATTACACAAAGAATGGACTGCTTGGTTAATCAATAATGTAGTAAAAGAAGATCCTAGATTTGCTCAAGCAAAACAAGCGTGTGAACAAGAAGTATACAACATGTATCTGGAAGTTATTAAAGAAGAAAAAGATTGGGCTACTTATTTGTTTAAGATGGGGCCTGTTATTGGTCTTAATGCTAATATTCTAAAAGATTTTGTAGACTTTACAGCCGCAAATGCTCTTAAAGAAATTGGTATTAAGTATCTTAGTTCATCACCAAAAAGTACCCCTATACCATGGTTCAACAAACACAGTGACACTAGTAAAAAACAATCTGCTCTACAAGAAACTGAGAGTACGAATTATGTAATTGGAGTTATGTCTGAAGCATTAGACTATAATCAATTACCACAATTATAAGGAAAATAATATTATGCAAGCAGTTATATGGTCTAAGTACAATTGTGCCTATTGTGATCAAGCAAAGGCATTACTAAATCAAAATAGTATCCCATATGAAGAAAGAAAAATAGGTAATGGTTGGGATAAAGAAGATTTATTAAAAGCGGTACCAAGTGCTAGATCAGTACCCCAAATTTTTCTTAATGAAGAATATGTGGGTGGGTTTACGGAACTTAAACAAAAATTAACACAAGGATAAAAATGCAGTTTACAGTCAATGAAGTTTTAACATTTAAATTAAATGGTGGTGATGAAATAGTAGCAAAAGTACTTTCAGGGCCTGATGAGTATGGTTATATTACTGTCTCTGAACCAGTATCAGTAGTTACTACCAGCAATGGTGTTGGAATGATTCCAACTATCATGACCGCAGAAATCAATGCTGAAAATAAACTAAATACTAGTAGTGTTTCTATGTTTACTCCAACTAGCGATAACATTAAGTTAAAGTATTTGGAAGCAACAACTGGAATAAAAGTACCAACAAAAAAATTAATTATGGGGTAATATTATGTTTTCAGCAGGTAAAGGAGTTAGTAGATTAGGTGATATCAATTCAGTTGGTGGCAAAATACTTAGAGGTGCTAGATCTGTTTTTGTCAGCGGATTACCTGCAGGATTAAATATCAGCCCTATTAGTCCACACTTGCCTTGGGGAAAACCACATCCTCCGCATGCAGTTTCTTTAACTATAACAGGTAGTCCAACAGTTTTCTGTGAATACTCACCACTCTTAAGAATAGGTTCAAGTACTACATGTGGGCATTCCATTGTACAGGGTAGTTTAACAGTTAGGTGTCCATGAGTATATCTGCTTCACAAAGTCCTTTAGGAATAAATGTATTAGGTGCAATGTTACAAAATACTGGGTTTGCTATAAATCCAATTGTAACACAGTATGTAGGTACTTCTAAAGATAATAATGATTATACCCCAGGTAAACTTATAAAAGATACCTGTTTAAATAAGTTAACATATGCCATAAACGCAGCATATGGGTTATTGTTTTTTGGTCCTATACCTCCGTTATCACCTAGTGTATATGACAAGCTTATCGCTATCGGAGCAACTACAATACCATGTTTAGGCAATTCCAAACCAAGTAGTTATAATTGGACTGGTCCTGCAAATACAGGATATTCAACAGCAGGAAATACTAATACGGGACAATTAGCTACTTGGAATCCATATAATACTTCTAATGCTAATTACGGAGTTACTCAATGGGGATTTATAAGATTACCTGCATTTCAAGCATGGAATGAATTTAATTGGAATGGAATACCTCTTGATACTGACATCTCATATGCTAACTTTACTGCTTCAATTCAACTTGCATCAGGATATATAAATTCTCATAATACTACTCTAAACTCTGTTTCTAAGTCTAATAACTTCTTAGAAGGTGTTTATAGTAATATGAGCGACTTAATAAGTGGAGATATAACAGGTGTAAACTTAGCTACAAACGCCTTTGGTCAAGACTTAATTACTTTGGGTAGAGCAATTAATCTACAAAAAATAGCGTTGTTTGGATTACCTTCTGTACTATTACAAACTATAATAATCAATAATTGTCTAACACAAAGTCTTAGTTTAGCCCTATTATCTAGTGGCTTAACTGAAAATGAAATTACTAAGATTATGTTTGGTACTGCAACAAGTACCACCAAAGAACAAGAACAAAAGTTATACGGGTCATTTTTAGTTATAGTTGGAAGGGACTTAGAGGAAATATTAATTCCATTAAATTGTAAAACTAAAGGGTTAGAATCACTGGCAGATTTGCTTAATATAAAAAAATTATTCCCGAATAGTTATACTTCAATGACTGTTCCTGTATATAATACTACTGCAGGACCAACGAATAGCAAAACATATTATCCAATATTTGATAATCAAAGTGTAAATGGTAGGCTATCTAGCCCCACTGTTAAAAATCAAATAGGTGTTATAAACCCAATCGGGGCCCCAATTACTGTACCAAGTAATACTAGTGCATTTCAAGTTCCCCAACCTGGATTTGGATCTTTTCTTATTGGAATATTACCCGATGATATAGCAATATCTACAGGCGCGTTTTCTGTTTCTATGCAACAAATTAACAATATAACAGGCGTTGATATTGAAAAATTTGCACAGGTAGCTTTTTCTATTGAAACTACTAAGGGATTAAATCTTATTAACGGAACTAATGTACCGGTTGATGCTGCACTGGCTGAAGTAGCATTTGCGGAATTAGCTAGCGGATCTGGTCCTTCAGGCTCATATACAATGTCTGACTTTTTTGGTTCAATGTCAGGGCTACCATACTATTGGCAAGA